CCGGGCGCCCGCCACGCTGTCGGCGGTCGTCCCGGACGCGGCGGACGGACAGTGGCAGGTCGAATGCGTGTACAACGCGGACGACAAAGCCCCGCCGCTCGCCGGGCCGCGCGCCGAGGTGCTCAGCATCTCCACCACCGGCACCGTGCGCCGCTGGGTGATCAGCATGCGCGCCGGGTCCGCGCACGTCGCCGGGTACGACGTCTCCGGCACCGACGTCATCGACCAGGCGATGAGCTTCCCCGACAACCCGTTCCACGGCTGGTACCGGCTCCGCTTCTACGTGCAGGACGTCGGTGGCGGCAGCATGGAGTGGGTCGTGGGCTGGGCCAACGTCAACGGGTCCACTCTCCAGTTCGCCGAGACCGTCACCGGATTGCCCGGGCACGTCACAGCAGTGACCGCGAACTGGGGTGCGCTCACGGAGGGCTGGTCGTTCGGGCATCTGTCGGTGATGCCGGATGCCGCGAACACCATCTACAACGGCTCCGACAACGCGTACTCGGGTGAGACGGCGTGGGCGCGGATGCGGCGCCTGGCGGGCGAGGAGGGCGTGCCGTTCGCCCGCGTGCCCGGCGAGCTGCCGGTGGAGCGGGTGGGCCCGCAGCGCGTCGCAAAGCTGACCGAGCTGTTCCAGGCGGCCGCGGAGGCCGACGGCGGGATGCTGCTGGAGGACCGCAAGCGGCTCGGTCTCGTCTACCGGGACCGGTCCTCGCTGTACACCCAGGACCCGGCCCTCACCCTGACGTACGGGCTGCCGGGGCTGGCGCCGCCGCTGGAGCCGGACGACGAGGCGGACATCTACCGCAACGACCGCACCGTGCAGCGCGACGGCGGGAGTGAGGCCCGCGCCGTGCTGGAGACCGGGCGGCTGTCGGTGCAGGCCCCGCCGAACGGGATCGGCCTGTACGACGACTCGGTCACGCTGTCGCTGGCGGACGACGTCCAGGCCGAGCCGATCGCCTACTGGCGGCTGCACCACGGCACGTACGACGGCGCCCGCTACCCGACGGTCACCGTGAAGCTGCACCGGGCGCCGCACCTGATCCCTGCCGTCCTGGCGATGCGCGAGGGCGACGTCATCCGCATCAAGTCCCTGCCGGGGCACGTCGCGTACGGGGATCTTGATCTCCTCGTCACCGGCTGGACGGAGACGCTGCTGCCGCGCACGTGGGTGCGGACGTTCACCTGCGAGCCGGGCGGCCCGTGGGACCTGGCGAACGTCAACGTCCTCCACGAGGGGTTCGAGGACGGCGTCTACGAGGTGACCATCACCGGCGGCGGCACCCTGCCGTGGACGCGGACGAGCGCGCAGTTCCACTCGGGCTCGTGGTCGCTGCGGTCGGGAGCGATCGCCAACAACCAGACGAGCGACGCGGCGGTGACCCTACCGACGGGGGCGACGTCGTTCTCGTTCTGGTACCGCACCTCCTCGGAGTCGTCCGGGCCTGGCTTCGAGGGGGATCGGCTCCTGGTCCTCGTCGACGGCGTCCAAGTCCTCCGCGCCCAGGGCACCACCGGGTGGACGAAGTTCACCGTGGACGTCACCGCCAAGTCGACGGTCCTGTTCCGCTACGCCAAGGACAACTCGGCGTCGAGCGGCGAGGACGCGGTGTACATCGACGACCTCCGGATCGTCGTCGGCGCCTACCAGCCCACCAAGGCCCTCACCGACGGCAGCGAACTCGCCGCGGGCATCGACGCGGACGACCTCACGCTGTCCGTCGCCATCACCGCCGGGCCCCGGTGGACGACCGACGCGAACGAGATGCCGATCCTCCTCGACGTCGGGGGCGAGCACATGACCGCGACCGCGATCAGCGGCACGTCGAGCCCGCAGACGTTCACGATCGGCGCCCGCTCCGTCAACGGCGTCGTCATGGCCCACGGCTCCGGCACGCCCGTCACCATCGCCCGGCGCCCGCCGGCATCCCTGTAGAGAGGAGGGTCTCCCTGTGGCTACGCCCGTTGAGCAGTGGTTCGCCGGGATGGACATCACGGCTGGCCGCCTGGAGTCCATGAACCAGCGCTCCGCGTTCCAGGTCACCAACTTCGGCGCGGACTCCTCCGGCACGACGGACGCGGCGCCGGGCATCCAGCTCGCCCTCAATGCGGCGCGTGACGTCGGCGGCGCCCAGGTGCTGGTCCCGCCCGGGGTGTACCTGATCGGCGCGACGCTGCGGATCTACAGCAACACCCGGCTGACGTTGATGGCCGGGGCGGAGTTCCGGCGGAACGTCGCCGCAACGATGATCATCAACGGCGACGCGGGGCAGGCTTTCGGCGGGTACACCGGGCACTCCCGGATCGTCATCGAGGGCGGCCTGTGGAACATGCGCGGTACGACCTCCGGGCTCACCGCGAGCGCGATGTGCATCTCCATCGGGCACGCCACCGACATCGTCATCCGCGACCTCGAAGTCCGTGACCTGCCGGGCTTTCACGCCGTGGAGATGAACTCGACCTCCCACGGGCTGATCGAGAACTGCAAGTTCCGCGGCTACGTCGACCCGGGCGGCCGCGATTTCTCCGAGGCCGTCCAACTCGACCTCGCCAAGTCCTCCTCGGTCTTCGGAGGCTTCGGCCCCTACGACCACACGCCGACCGAAGATGTCCTGGTCATCGGCTGCCACTTCGGGGCCTCCGGGACGGCCGGGACGACCGCGTGGCCGCGCGGTGTGGGCAGCCACTCGGCGACGATCACGAAGTGGCACCGCCGGATCCGCGTGATCGGCAACTCCTTCGAGGGCATCCTTCAGTACGCGGTCAGCGCGTACAACTGGGAGGACGCGACCGTCATTGGCAATACGTTCCTGAGCTGCGGATCGGGTGTCCGCATCAGGTCGGTGATCGTGTCCGACCCCGAGGACACCAAACTCCCCGACGGCACACCCACTGGGGCGTCGCAGAGCATGCGGAACATCACGATCTCCGGGAACAGCTTCCGGGGCGGCCTCGCCTACGACGAGCCGATCATCTGCCTCGGCGAGGCCACCGGCACCATCCTCAACGTGGCGATCACCGGCAACGTCATCGACGGCTCAACCTCCGCCCAGAACGGCATCCGTCTCCAGGAGTGCAGCCGCATCGCGGTCGGCGACAACATCATCGCCAACGTCGCCGGGACCGGCATCAGCACGGAGGACTGCAACACGCTGACGATCACCGGGAACAACGTGTACGCCTGCTCCTCGCACGGCATCACGATCGTCGACAACAGCAACTCGAACGTCGTCGGCAACCAGGTCCGGGAGCCCGGCGAGAACGGCATCCTCGTGCAGTCCAGCAGCTTCGTGCACCTGCGGGACAACTTCATCCGGAGCCCGAGCCGGGCGGCGAACAACACCTCGTACGGCATCCGCCTGTCGACCAGCGCGGACAGCATCAACGTGTCCGGCAACAAGGTCAGGCCCCACGGCTCCGGCAACGAGGCGGCCTACGCGTTCTCCGCGACGAACACCGTGACGACGCTCTCCCGGTACGGCAACGACTGGCGCGGCACCTACGCAACCTCGCAGCTCAACGACTTGAGCGTCACGCCGAACACGACGGCCACCGACATCACCTGACGGAGGACACCTGTGAGTCTCACCATCCGCGCCGAGGGCCTCGTGGCGGACGTCATCGCCGAGGTGCAGGCGGCCGACAACCACGGCGACACCGAACAGGCCGAGGCGGTCCGCGCGTTCGTCCTGGCCGAGCTGGAGGCGTGGCCGAACGGCCCCGGCGCTGCGAACGGGGTGCTCGTGGAGACGGCCGGCGCCCACGACGACCGCGGCCGGAACGTGACGGTCATGATCCGGCCCGTGCGGATCGGCGCCCCGGAGGACTGATCCGCTGCTCCTCTCCCCGTACGCCCCGTGCCGTCTGGCCGGGGCTTTTCTCATGCCCGGGAGGGCCCCATGCCACAGCCAGAGCCGTCCGTTGGGCGGACCGTCCACTACGTCAGCTACGGGACGCCGGGCGGCGAGTACACGTCGCAGTGCCGGGCCGCCATCGTCACGGCGGTCCACCCCGGCACCGAGGGGCGCGGTGTATCGCTCGCCGTGCTGAACCCCGAGGGCATGTTCTTCAACCAGAGCTGCTCGCACTACGAGCCGGACGGTGCGGGCATGCCGCCCGGGGGCTCCTGGCACTGGCCGGAGCGTGTGTGATGCCCGAACTCTGGATGCCCGGGGCCCAGCGCCTCGACATAGGCGACCACGCCCCCACCGACGGCGGCCCCCCGAAGGCCATCGCCCACATCACCTGGGACGTCAACGCCACCCCGAAGGCGCCCAAGGATCTCGTGCCCTACGAGCGCCTTCGCTCGTACTTCTCCGGCAGCGGCAAGTCGGCCGCCCCGCACGTCCTGTGGGACCCGTTCACCGGCCGGATCGTCCAGTTCCTGCCCGCCACCTCCCGCTCCAAGAGCCTCGCCGACAGGGCCGGGGGCACGCGCACGAACCGGGCCGGGAAGGTCGTCCTCCAGGTGGAGGCGCTGTTCTTCCCGCACTGCCGGGTCGACGGGAAGGTGTACGCGACCCTGGCAGACACCCCGTGTGAGGGGTGGGCGGAGCTGAACGCGTGGATCCGGTCGTGGGGTGTGCCGGACGTGTGGCCGATGGGTAAGCCCATCAACTTCCTGCCGCGCCGCAGTGAGGCGACGTGGCGGGAGGAGGCGGGGTGGTACGCGCACGCGCACGTGCCGGAGAACGACCACCAGGACCCGGGCTCGTGGCCAGCGTTCGCGAAGGCGCCCACCGAGCCGTCTCCGCCAGCGACCGGGCGGCCGGTGGTCGACCTGTCCGAGCTGGTGAAGGCCGCCAAGGGCGACCCGCCGAAGCGCGGGACTCCGGTCTCGTACGCGGGCGTGAAGGTCGTCGAGACCGCGCTTGTCGCCGAGGGCCTCCTCGCCCGGTCGCTCGCCGACGGCCACTTCGGGACGGCCACCGTCGAGGCGTACGGCCTGTGGCAGCGCCGCTGCGGCTGGTCCGGCCCGGACGCCGACGGCATCCCCGGCAAGGCATCGCTCACCAAGCTCGGCAAGCGCCGCGGCTTCGACGTCAAGGAGTAGCCATGACCAGCAAGTTCGTACTCGACATGGCCGAACGGGCGGGCTGGACTGGCGCCGAGGCCGCGCTCGGCCTGGTCGTCGTCGAGCTGGCCGACGTGCCCGTGTGGTGGGCGGCCCCGGTGGCGCTGGTGGCCGCGTCGGCGAAGTCGTGGGTGGCCAAGCACCTCGGCCGGAAGGGCACCGCCTCCACGCTGCCCGCGGCCAAGGACCCCGCCAGCAGCATCCTGGGGGCCTGATGCTCGCCCCGGCCGCCCGGCGCGTCGCCCAGAGGCTGGGCCGCCGGGGCGCCATCCTCCTCAGCTACGGCACCGTCTGGGGCCTCTACGGGTACGCGCAGATCGTGTCCCCGGCCCCCGAACAGCGCGGCCTCGAACCGCTGCTGGCCCGGCTGCCGCTCGACGTATGGGGCTCGCTGTGGATCGCCACCGGCCTCGTCGCGGCCGTCTCGGCGTGGCTGCCGCAGGGCTGGGACTGGCCAGGCTTCCCCGCCCTACAGCTGATCGTGCTGCCGTGGATCGGCAGCAACCTGGCCACCTGGGTGATGGGGGAGTTTCCAAGGGGGTGGATCGCCGCGCTCGTCTGGGGAGCCATCTGCGTGCCCGTCTGGGTGACGGCTGGCTGGCGTGAGCCCCCGCGCGTGAAGAGAGTGAGCAGCGCATGACGGTGGAGATGTGGGTGCAGGGCGGGCTGACGGCCGTGACGGGGATCGGTGCGGCGTTGGCGGGGCGGGCTGCCCGGCGAACACGGCGGCAGGAGCGCAGGGACGACTTCACCGCGGTCACCGCCCGCATGGACAAGGAGATCAAGCGGCTGGAGACCCGGCAGGTTCAGCAGCAAGAGCAGCTGACCGGGCAGGGTGCCGCGATCGCCTGGCTGGTGACTGACCGCCGGAGCCTCGTCTCGTACATACGTAGCGCGAAGCTGGAGCCGCCGGCGCCTCGCCCGATTCCGCCGCGGGCTCAGCCGTATCTCGAGCATCTGGACGTGTAGACCCGGTGGTGCGGGCATGCCCCCTCTGCTGGCCCTTCGGGGCCGGTGGAGGGGGCCTTTCGTCATGCCCTCAGCCGGTCGGCGGTTCGTCCACCACGAACGTCCCGAGGCCGACCTCGCCGCGGAGCCAGCCCTCGGCGCGCAGGTGGGCGAGCGCCTTCTGGCTCGTCGATGACGCCACGCCGAGCAGGGTTGCCAGTTCCAGCGTGGACGGCACCCGGGAGCCGGGCGGGTACGTGCCGTCCTTGATGCGGTCGATGACGTACTGCGCCACCTGCCGCCAGATGGGCCGCGTCCGGTCAAGATCCACGCTCATACGGCGAACGTAGGATCCCGCACCATGCCGCGCGACCGCGCCAACCCTCGGCAAGTCGCGGTATGGCGCGGTAAGGTCACAGCATGTAGCACCCCCGCAGCCTGGCAGGGCTCGGGGGCGTGGACGACTGAACTGGAGTCGACATGGCGAAGACTACGCGCCCGCCCACCACCACCGACAGGCCCACCGCGGGCTACTGCTCGTGGCATCAGGGCCCCAGCCGAACCACCCTGCTCGTCCAGGTCACCGCGGACCAGGGCTCTGGCGCCGGAGCCCCCGACCTGTACGCGTGCGCCCCCTGCCGCAGCGCCTACGACCTCACCCCCGCGGGCCGGCCGTGAGCACCCGCACCCTGCCCACCGTGTGGAAGCTGACGCCCGGACAGCGAGAGGCCACGCACTGCGTGTGGTGCGGCCTACCTCTCGACGATGACGCGATACGGGCCGGCCTGGCCGTCGGCTACTGGGGCGCCCACAACCGCAGCGTCGGCGTCTACCAGCACCCCGCCTGCGAGCAAGGAGAAGCGTAGTGGCCAAGCCCGGCATCATCCCCGCCCGCGACATCCCGCCCGGCCCTCCCGGACTCGGCGGCTACTGCTGGCTGAAGGACCCGAAGACGGGCCTCCACTGCTGCCAGCCCGTCGGACACGAGGGCCAGGGCGTCGAGCACCTGCACCCGTACGTCACCCCGGCGGTCCGCTGGAAGTAGCCCCTCGGCGCCGTGCCGCACCTTCCGGCGCCGAGGCGGCCGCCCCCTGCCGTAGGGGCGGTCAGGGCCCGCCGTCCACGTCCCCCGTCGCGGCGGCGGGCCCATCCACGAACCCCAGCTCCGCCCCGAGGACGCCCTCGATCCGCAGCAGCGTCGACAGGCGGGCATCCCGCAGGCCCCGCTCGATCTCCGAGTACGCCGGCCGGTCCATCCCGGCCTGGAGCGCGAGCTGTTCCTGGGTGAGGCCGGCACGGCGTCTGGCGGTGCGGAGCCGGTCCCCGAAGGCGAGCCGTCGTTCGTCGAGGCGAGCGCGGTCGGGGGGTGGGGCAGGCAT